AGAAGGCGAGAAGCAGAAAGTTTGTTGTGGCAAGGAAAAGAATGGCATGATGTGTGATATATCACTTATACTAACACTAGGCAGTCCTCCATTACTGCTTAGGAGATGGTAGTACCATATTGTCACTATCTAGCTACCATCTCCGATATCTATGAAAGAGCTATCACTTAAAGACTTCGACATACTTTCTCAAGCAGAAAAGGATGAAGCAGTATCTCTTTTAAATAGATATGAACAACTAGAAAGCCAAAAATCTTGTCACAAAGACTTCTTATCATTCGTTAAATATATGTGGGGTGATGCTTTTATTTCTGGCAGACACCACAAAATAATTGCAAACAAATTCAATAAAATAGCTCAAGGTAAGTTGAAAAGATTGATCGTATGTTTGCCACCCAGACATTCTAAATCTGAGTTTGCAAGCACATATTTACCAGCTTGGATGATGGGTTTAAATGGCGCATTAAAAATAATACAGTGTACACACACAGCAGAACTAGCTGTGAGATTTGGAAGAAAGGTCAGAAACTTAATTGATAGTGACGATTTTAAAACAATTTTCCCAAATCTGAGATTACAAGCAGATAACAAAAGTGCTGGTCGCTGGACTACAAACCAAGAAGGTGAATCTTTCTATGCAGGTGTAGGCGGCGCAATAACAGGTCGTGGCGCAGATTTACTAATTATTGATGATCCACATTCAGAGCAAGATGCGTTAAGTCCAAAAGCAATGGATAGTGCATATGAATGGTACACATCAGGTCCAAGACAGCGTTTACAACCCGGTGGGACTATTATCATAGTAATGACAAGATGGAGCACTAAAGATCTTGTTGGTAGACTTTTGAAAAAACAAGGTGATGATCATGCAGATCAATGGGAGATAGTTGAGTTCCCAGCAATAATGCCAGAAAGTGACAAGCCATTGTGGGGTGAGTTCTGGAAGAAAGAAGAATTATTGAGCGTGAAAGCATCGTTACCAGTAGCTAAATGGAATGCACAATGGATGCAAAATCCTACAGCAGAAGAAGGATCGATAATAAAAAGAGAGTGGTGGAAAGAATGGCATGAAGAATCCCCACCAGCTTATGAGTATGTAATACAAAGTTACGATACAGCGTTTAGTAAAAAAGAATCTGCTGATTATTCAGCAATTACTACATGGGCGATCTTTGAGCATGAAGATGATGGACAGCCTAATATAATACTTTTAGATGCAAAAAGAGTCAGAGTTGATTTCCCTGAGTTGAAAAGGTTAGCATGGGATGAATATAAATATTGGGAACCAGATTGTATTTTGATAGAAGCGAAAGCAACTGGTACACCTTTAACACAAGAATTGAGAAGAATGGGAATTCCTGTTACAGCTTATTCACCATCAAGAGGGCAAGATAAAGTTGCTAGAATGAACAGTGTAGCTCCTATTTTTGAGTCAGGAATGGTGTGGTTGCCTGATGAAACTTTTGCAGATGAAGTGCGTGAAGAATGCGCTAGTTTCCCTTATGGAGACTATGATGACTATGTTGACAGCATGACGATGGCACTTATGAGATTTAGACAAGGTGGCTTTCTCTCATTAAATGAAGATTACAAAGATGAAGTTAAATTGTTAAAAAAGAACAGAACAGTATATTATTAATGAAGATTTGGCTAACATCATTTATTTTAGATGACGAATTGTTTGCTGGACCAAACATTATGGCATCAGATAGAAAGAAAGCAAAAAAGATTTGTTCGCTTCAGGGATTGATTTTAGTTGGTGAATTAGAAATGGTAATTGATAGTGAAATGAACCTAGAAGATTTTGAAGTAGATGAGGACACAGTAATACATTAGGAAAATATTATGGCAGTTGAAAGAGTTTTAGGTACAGAAAATGATCCAGACATAATTGAAACAGGCTCAGAGATCGAGGTTGTTCCAGATAAGACTAGAGAAGAAGAACTTTTAGAAGCTGCTAGTATTGTTGTTTCTGGTGATGAAATATTTACTGAAGAAGAATTAGATGAAAAAGCAGAGATGGTAGAAGAAGATTTCTACGCAAATTTAGCTGAAAACTTAGATTCTACTTCTCTACGAACATTAGCCACAGAACTTATAGAGTCAATACAAGGTGATTTCGATTCAAGATCTGAATGGGAAAAAACTTATACAGATGGATTACAGTATCTTGGTATGAAGTTCGATGAATCAAGATCACAGCCATTCGAAGGTTCTTCTGGTGTTATCCACCCAATTTTAGCCGAAGCAGTTACGCAATTCCAAGCTCAGGCATATAAGGAATTACTGCCAGCAAAAGGTCCTGTAAAAACACAGATTATCGGTGCAAGAACAGCAGAGACAGAAAGCCAAGCTGATCGTGTAATGGAGTTTATGAACTATTACATCATGAATGTAATGAAAGAGTATGATCCAGAATTAGATCAATTGTTATTTTTCTTACCATTAGCTGGTTCAGCATTTAAAAAAATATACTATGACTTTTCATTAAAGAGAGCTGTTTCCAAATTTATACCACCAGAAGATCTTGTAGTTCCATACGAAGCACCAGATATTTCTACAGCTGAGAGAATTACACATGTAATTAGCATGTCAAGAAACGAAATTAAAAAACAACAGTTGAGTGGTTTTTACGCTGATGTAGATATACCTGATGGTGATTTTGCAGATTCTAACGATATACAAGATGAAATTGATGAGATACAAGGTATATCGCCATCTTACACAGAAGAAAGAAACAGAACAATATACGAGGTTCATACTATTCTGGATTTGGAAGGATATGAGGATATCGATGAAGAAGGTGAATCGACTGGTCTAAAATTACCATACATAGTAACTATTGATGAACAAGCGAACAAAGTCTTAGCAATCAGAAGAAATTACAATCCAGAAGATCCTGACAAAAACAAAATAAATTATTTTGTACAGTATAAATTCTTACCCGGTCTTGGGTTTTATGGTCTTGGGCTTTCACACATGATAGGTGGTTTGAGTAAAGCATCGACATCAATATTAAGACAGCTTATAGATGCTGGAACTTTAAGTAACTTGCCAGCTGGATTCAAAGCAAGAGGAATGAGAATTAGAGATGAAGCAGATCCATTACAACCCGGTGAGTTTAGAGATATAGATACTACTGGTGGTTCTTTGCGTGAAAACCTAATACCACTACCTATAAAAGAACCAAGTAATGTATTGATGCAGTTACTAGGATTGCTTATTGACTCAGGTAAAAGATTTGCTGCTATTGCTGATATGAATGTTGGTGATATGAATCAAGCTATGCCAGTTGGAACTACTGTAGCATTACTTGAGCGTGGCACAAAAGTTATGAGTGCAATACACAAAAGATTGCATTACTCACAAAAACTTGAGTTTAATCTTTTAGGCAATGTATTCGCAGACTTTTTACCACCTGTTTACAGTTACGATACTGGAACTGCGCCTAGAGAAATAAAAGCTACCGATTTCGATGACAGGATTGATGTGGTTCCAGTATCAGATCCAAACATCTTTAGTCAAAGCCAGCGTATTACTTTGGCACAAGAATTATTGCAAATGGTTCAATCTAATCCACAGATACATGGACCTGTTGGTATATATGAAGCATACAAAAGAATGTATGGTGCTTTAGGTATAGATAATGTTGAGTCATTATTACAGCCACCACCAGACATGACACCAAGACCAGTTGATGCTGGTTTAGAAAATTCTGGTTTCTTACTAGGACAGCCAGCACAGGCTTTTCCACAACAAAACCATGAAGCTCATGTACAAGCACACCAAGGATTATTTTTGACTAGCGTGGTTCAACAAAACCCACAAATACAATCTTTGATTATTAGTCATGTCATGCAACATCTACAATTCTTATCTACACAAGTGGCTCAACAACAAATGCCACCAGAGATGCAAGAAAGGATTTCTCAGTTGCAAATGCAAGCACAGCAAGTACCACCAGAGCAAGCAGAACAAATAGGACAAGAGTTACAAATGATGATGGATCAGATGTCCTCACCAATAATGGCTCAACTAACTAATGATTTCTTATCCACTATACAAACAGGTGGTGATGATCCATTAGTTGCCATTAGACAACAAGAGCTTGCTTTGAAGGATAAAGAAATAGATTTAGATCAAGAGAAGTTTGTAAGTAAGCAACAACAACAAGCACAGTCAGATATGATGGATGCTCAGATGGCGCAACAAAGGTTAGATATACAAAAATCTATCGCTGATGATAAATTGAATTTGGGCATGGAAAGAATGAGACAACAGGCTGAACTTAAAATTTTAGAACTAGAGCAAAGATTTAGGAGAAATTAAATGGCTTCATCAATACAATTAGAGATGCAAAGGCAACTCAAAGAACAAAAAAAGTTAGATAGACAAAAAGAGCAAGAAGAATGGGCAAAAGCTGAAGCAGAAGCACTTGCTAGTAAAAAAGCATCAGATGATAGAATTGCAAACAAAATGAAGATTATTGAATCTGGTGGTGTGGTTCCAAACCCAAAACAAAAGAAAGAAAAAGTGGTTGAGGAAGTAAAAGCTGAGGAACCAAAAAAGAAAGTAGTAAAGAAAAAAGTAGTAAAGAAGAAAGTAGCTAAAAAAAGAGGTAGACCAGCTAAGAAAAAATAGGAGTATATAATGGATGGGTTTGATTTAGTTAGTGACATAAGAAAAGAAATACAGATACAAATAGACTCAATACAAAATATATTGATGACAGGTCAAGTTAAAGATATGGAGCAGTATAAATTCTTTACAGGACAACTACATCAGTTATACAATATGCAAGACTTTATTAAATCTTATAAAAAGATAGAGGATTGAGCAAAATGGGCGAAAAAGTTGAGTTGAAATCAGCTTATGTTGATCCAGATGATGTAGTTTTGGATCCAACAAAGGTAGAAGATAGTGTGATAGCGAGAATGCCACAGCCAACTGGATGGAGAATTTTATGTTTACCATACAGAAAAAGTCAAAAGACGAAAGGCGGTATTGTTCTTACTAGAGAAACAGTAGATAAAGAATCGTTAGCTACTCTAGTAGCTTATGTAGTTAAGAAAGGACCTTTATGCTACAGTAACAAAGAGAAATATGGCGAGCATTGGTGTCAAGAAAAACAATGGATCTTGATTAGTAGGTATGCTGGTGCTAGGTTTAAATTAGAAGATGGTGCTGAAGTTCGTATAATTAATGATGATGAGGTCATTGGAACCATAAAGCACCCAGACGATATAGTGAGCATATAAATTATGAGTGAAGAACAAGTAGAGCAAAAAAAAGAAGAAGAAATTGCATTCACTGTTGTAGATGATACAGCAGAGAGTCAGACTACTGCTACAGTAGATTCTGATGATGAACTTGATAAATACACTAAGAATGTAAGCAAGCGAATCAATAATCTGAATAGAAGAAACAGAGAAGCAGAAGAAAGGGCATTGCAAGCTGAAAGGTTGTTAGCACAGAAAGATGCTGAGAACCAAGAACTTAAAGCCAAGACCAACGAATTGACAAGTAATGTATTGGTTGCTGAAGAATCATCGATACAAGCAAAAGAACTACAAGCTGATGAGTTATACAAAAAAGCCGTTGCTAGTGGTGATGCTGAATTGATGTCTAAAGCAGATACATTAAAAAGTGATTTGTCTATACAAAAAGAAAAGTTAAGAATTGCAAAGAATAGACAACAACAAGCGGTTGATACTAAAACTCAGGTTCAGCCACAAGCTCAACAACAAATTCAACAACCAAGACCAATGCCTTCGCAGAACGCACAATCATGGCATGAGAAAAATGATTGGTACAAACCAGTTGCAGATCAAAATGGTGTCTTGCAAGGTTTTGAAAATGAGGAATCAGCATACGCTTATCATCAGCATACTGCATTGATGGGAGAAGGTTATACAGAAGATTCTTCAGAATATTGGGATGAGTTGTCCAACAGAGTTCAAAAGATTTTTCCACACACAGGAAAATCTGATAAAACAGCCGATAAAAATGATGCTAAACCCACTGTGCAAAGAGTAGCATCTACTTCAGTAGGAAGTCGGCAAAAAACACAAGCAAAGAAAGGCGGTGTTACATTTACTAAGTCTGAACAGGCTCGCCTAAGAGCTTTAAAGCCACACAAGATGTCTGAAGATGAGTGGTTTAAAAGAGTTGCAAAAGAGAAACAAAAAATCTCACAACAAAGAGAGGTAAGTTAATATGTCAGGTTTAGAAGATTACGCAAGAACTGATCGTGATTCCGAGATGCACGATAAAGAAGCTCGTAGAAAACCATGGGAGCCAGTAAGAAAGCTCGATACTCCACCACCACCAGAAGGATATGAGTATAGGTGGATAAGGCAGTCTTTGCTTGGTACAGAAGATGCAAACAATGTATCTTATAGATTAAGAGAAGGTTGGGAATTCGTACAAGGATCTGAATTACCAGCTGGATGGTCATTACCAACAATGGGCGAAGAAAAAGGGCGATTAGCTGGCGTTGTATATAATGAAGGATTGATACTTGCTAAACTTCCTGTTGAAACTAAAGGTGAAAGAAATGCTCATTATGAGCAAAAAACTCATCT